AGGTAGCCTTGAAAACCCTGACTATCTTGTCCCAGTTCTTAAAGATTAGGATTCCCGCCGTGATAGCCACCGTGATTGCCAGTAGTATGGCATTGCTGCGACTCAACCCCTTGAACGCCAAGGTGGTTATTTTAACCGCTGATGTGAGGAGTCCAAACCCAATCGCCAGCCCCGGCAACATTATCAGCAACGGCCCCAGCACCAGCAGCAACGCCCCAACAGTGGCTATCACCACGGCCATCACCACCGTCAAAGTTGGGTGAGCTTCCGCCCATTCGATAATCCGCCGGACGGCGCGTTCAACCATCGGCACCAACTTTTCCAGAGCTGGTAGCAGGGCATCGCCCATGACCTGGAAAAGGTCCCCCATCCTGTTCTTCATTTGAGTCAGAGGGTTAGCGGCGGCTTCAGCGGCGCCCCCAAATTGTTTGGTTAATGCCGCCATGATTTCGGTCTGTGTCGCGCCCTTTTCTAATATGATTCCGTACCGGGAAAGGCTGGAAGTTTCCCCAGCGATGGCCTTCCCCACCAGTAGGGCGGCAGCGTTCAAATCGATGTTAGCACCAGCGGCAACGTCAGTAGTAATCTTGAGGGCTTCCAGGGAGCCTTCCCATTGACCGCCGATCGTAATCAATTTTTGCAGGGCTTCGCGCTGGGGTTCATCCCCGAAGTTGGTTTTATTCTGGATGGCACCCACCACGGCTTCGATCTGTTTTTTCTGCGCCGCGTAACTGGTGCCAACATTTTTCATCGATTGGTCTAGCCGCCGAATACCGATCTGCTGGTCCAACGATGATTTCACCGACAATGCGGCGATACCCGTGATGGCTCCACCGATGGCGGTCGCTGCCATGCCAATAGTGCGGCGGTGTTTTGCAAAGCCTGCCGCCAGCTTACCCATGTTCCCCTCGACCTTCTGCAGTTGGGCAGAGGCCTGGTCACGCGCTTGAATCAGGACCGATACGGTTGCGGCGTCAGCCATCAGCTTCCACCGCCTCAACCATCTCCCGCCATAGAGCTATTTGGGCCGCACTCATCTGGCTTGCATCCTGATTGTGTTGTGCCTTTGCACTCGACAGTAACCTATAATCCAAAATTTGCCGTATTAGATTCCAGTCCTGCTCCAGCGCGGCTGAAGGCAGGCATCCAAAGCTCTCGCATATGACGCTCACGACAGCTGGCCCAGGTTGCGGCCCATCCCCTAGGATGAACGCTCCGAGCCGTTGGAGCCTTTTTTTCGCGCTGCGGCCGACTCTTTCTCGGCTGCGGCGTTGACCAGCCACAATAGTTCATCGGCTGATAATTCCTCCAGGACATCGGGCCGGTTGTGTGGCTGCTCCATCGCCTGGCCTACCAAGTCGGTCCAGTTCCAGGCGACTAAGCGTTTGGAGAGTTCTTGGCATAGTTGGCCCAGACTTTCGCCCAGCGACCCCCTGTCCTCAATGCCCATCTGCAACCGTGATAGCTGCATGACCTCTCGGACGGCCACCACCGGCATGACCTCCACCCATTCGCCAATGTGGATGTAGTGGGGAGTGCCAGGGTCAGTGATTTCGCCGTCTTCGATGACCTGGCCGATGCTGATGCTACAGTCATCGGCCAGGACTTTTATGGCAGGAATTTTTAATTTGCCCGTGGACTTCATAGAGCCTCCCGGCATTCGTCAGTTAGTTCGCTTGCATCCGCATTTCTTGCACATATCAATCCCCCCCCTGGTCATTTGAGTTTAAGGTCAAACCACCTACCCTCTGGTCGGTGCAGCAGCGTCGTTAGCAGCGGAGCCACCATTGTGGCGGAACGACGCGGAGTACGTTATCGGCCCATCGACAGTGCTGGTGATGCTGTAGCTAGTGACGATGGCAAACCCGTTGTATCCAGTCGTGCCGTCCGGCTCGAAATCCCACTCCTCGCCTTCCAGGCCCAACTCGCCGAATATCGTCACATCGCCCTGGCTAGACGCCAGGTCAGCGAAGCCGGAAACGTCGATGGTAGCCGTCGGCTTGCCTGCCAGGAAATTTTGGTAGGTGTCCCCAAACGCCGTAATGTCCGACTCTGGCACCGAAAAATTCAAACTAACGCTTGAAAGTTCGTCCTCCAGTGCCACGCTGTCAAAACTAAAATCCGCGTCCTTGCCGTGGGTTCTTGCCATGTCAGTTCCTCCTCAATATGCTTTACTTGGCCGTGTCAGCCGCTTTAAGGCCCCTTTATGAAACCGCTCTAGTAGTCGCCCCGCTGCATTGGAACGAGGCCGAATACGAAGCCACATCACCTACCGGCAGAGTGATGGTATAACTGGATACCAGCGCCCCCGTCAGCCCGCTGGATGTGCAGGTATACTCTGGGCTATTCGTGTCCGGCCCTGCGCCGTCCGGGTCGTAGACCAAAGTCTTCGGGCCGCTAGTGAGCGCGATATGGTCAAAAATTGTTGCATCACCATCGCTGGCGAAGTCTGCGTCCAGGGCGCCGGATACGTCAAAGGTGACGTTCTTCTTCCCCGCCAGGAAATTTTGGTTGGCATCTGCGAAGGCACTTATATCGCTTTCAGTTACCGTCGCGTTCATGGTAATGCTACTTAATTCATCCTCAATCGCCACCGCATTGAAGCTAAAATTTCCGTCCTTGCCGTGAGTTCGTGCCATAATCTCCCCCTTATGACGGCGTTACGAAGTAGCCAAATGAAACATAGTTTTTGAACGTCCTACTCCCCGTACCGGACGATTGGATTTGCACCCGCCACCAAGACTCTGATGCACCTGGGCCGGTGGCGGTGGTGACGATGTGTGTTCCATTGGCACCCGTGGATTGCGTGACTGTCCCAAAGTTTATTCGGGTCGTAGGGGAACCCCAGGTGTCATTCGTTTCACTCTGGATCTCCAGGGCGATGGTGTTGGTGCCAGACCCGCCCAGTTCCACCATGCGCCAGATGCCAATGATGGTGTTCGTTGCGGCTATCACGCCGCTGTTATACCCAGTCCCAGTCACGACCACCGTCGAGCCATTGCACGTTATCGTGTTCGCTAGAATGATTTGAGAACGGAACGGTGCGCTTGCGCCCTGCCAGGTCACGTTGCAAGCGATAGCATCCCCCACGGTTGAAATACGGGGCGACGCGCTTATCAACGTCGGTCCTTCGTAGCCTACATTCCCCTGAGTCAGGCCACCGGGATAGATGCCTACCCGCCTGGCTGTAGCCGTAAGGTCCGTGAACATTTCCCCATCGTAGTTTGGGGAACTTGTTGACCAAAGCCCGTTCACATCGAAGTTGAACGTGGGCTTGCCCTGGACGTAAGTCATGTCGGTATCGGCAAACGCCGTTACGTCAGCCGGGGCTTCCGTGAAATTGAGCGTCATGGAATTGGACACGCCGCTAAAATCGAATTCATCGACCAGCAACCCGGCGGATTTCGCATGGACTCTAGCCACGGTTTCTTCTCCTCTGGGGCTTCGGGGCTTTGGCTAGCTCCCCTCTCGCCCACTCTGCGTCAGATTCTTCGTAGATTTTTACTATCCGCAACCGTATCAATTCCTCAATATCCACTGGCTCGTCCCCATCCAAGGCGAACCGCTGGCCCCGGTGGATGCGGATAGATGACGGCGTAACCCCTGGCCCCTGGGCCATTAGTAGCTTCTTCAGGGCCAGATACCAGACATCGGGATTGATAGTGATATCATCAGTATTATTCGTCCCGTCTGGACCCCGATCTTCTACCATTACTATTGGTCTTTCTTGGCAAATACCGGAAGGGCGAATCCGTAATAATAATGTTGGAGAAGTTTTTGGATGTCTGGCATTTATTACAAACCCCACGGCTTACTGGGCCATTAGCTACTACGATTTTCCAGTAATGGATACAAGTATCTTGCTTAGCTTTGGTCGGCAATGATTCTATACAGCCCCCCAATATGCTGATAGACCATCCCCGCCTGGTCCTCTACCAGGTAGAGATCGGATTCCCGTCGGCACATCAGCAGACTATAGCCGGTGATACTTAGCGACGCGTCCTGCATCACTGAATCAATCTGGGTGTCAATATCCCCGGCACCCTTGGGCCAGATGCTGCGGTCAATCGCCTTGACCAGATAGACGGCCGCCCCTCCCCTCCCTGTATAGCTGAAATAATCGTCCACCTTGCTCATCGCCTGGAACACCACAAATGGCGGCTCCGTGCCTTGGGGTGCCAGGCCATTGAATACACCCCCGGTGGCTTCATTGGTAACCGCTTCCACGTTTAGGACGGAGTAAATAGCCGTGTCTAGGTTTACTCGCAAATTAGCCATCAGTTAAGCCAAGCGAACCTGTTGCCCGTGTCCTGGGGTTTCAAACCTTTTCATCAGCTGCTCTAGCGCGGCCGTGAAACGAGGGGCTTCCCCTTCAAGCGCGGGGATCATAAATGGCCGCGCCTTCATGTAAATCGTTCCGAACTCGATGAATGGGGCATATTCCGTAGTTGGCCCGATGCGCCATTCCAAATTTTCTGCCCGCATGAGTCCACGGCCAATCGCACTGCTACCTACCGGCTTCGCCGCGATGGAGTTCATAGTGGTCCCGGTGTCCACGGCGGGCCAGGCGGCTATCCGGGATTTGGCGTCTTTCTCCACGTTCCTGGCAGCAAGCTCAATCGCCTGACTAACCACTGGCCCTATCGCCCTCCAGCGTGGGTCTAGCTTGACCTCAACTTTCAGGTTCATATTGAATTCGGCCAAAATAAAAAACCCCCAACAACCCATATACGGGTAATCAAGGGCTTCCATGAGCCTCGTAAGTCTTTCCTATTCCCGCCAGCGATCAAGTCGCTTAATGGGCCTCCTGGGGCCTCTAAGGCGGTCCTATTCAGTTGTCGCCTACCGGCGCCTGGATATATCCTCCCTGGCCGTCCGGTTTTAGCCGGACCGTTACCCCTTCCGGGGCGAAGGTGGTCACCCGTTTACACAAGCGGCACTTGATCTCAACGATGCTATTGGCTTCAAGCCGGATCCGGGCTAATAAACTATGACATTCCGGCCTCCGGCACCGTGCGTCCTGCAGCCCTACAACCGGCGCATCTGGCATCGTCTAACTGCAGACCACGATTTGCCGGTATCTACGGATTGTATCTCGTAGGTGCCACTGGAATGCAAGACCCGGTCCGTCGGCTCCACTGATTGGTCATAGCCCACCGTTAATACGGAGATCGGTTGTACGTCCTGGCGCCCAGCCGATATTGATTCGGCCCCACCAGTGAACGAAAGACGGGCCGGGACATCCTGATAGGAGTTAGCCCATGACTCCACATATCCCCCCTGGCCGTCACCAGCCAGACTCTTGCGTTGGATCATAACGGTGTCGGGCATAGCTTTCCGGGTTTCAGCTTGCATATAGGTCAGGTCATTCCCTTGCAGTAGTTTATCAACCATCGCTGTACCGTCCGAATCCCCCGGTCCCCGAGTCCAATATATTCAGGCCCG